CATAATAATCCCACCTTGCCCCGTTTCCGTTCGCCTAAAACGAATCTAAACATATGTTTCTACCCTACCATAAAATTTAAAAACGCCTGAAAAATGCCTGAAACTGGAAATGGTATATATCGTTTATTTTTTTATTATATATATAATATATATAATTACCATTTGTAAATTTATATACACATAAAGAGAAACAGGCATATATACCTCCAAGTTTCAGGCACTTTTCAGGCGTTTTTATAATGAAAATTTTTTTCATTTTATAACTATTTTAAATTCAACATGTTATAAAAAAGTTATTATTTTGAGAATTTTTTTCTTGTATTTTGGAAAAAATTAATTTAAATTATTACTATGACGCCCGAACGAGAAGCAAGAACAAAACACAATTATTTTCTCGTCAAATTCAAACAGTATGTTGATGAGAAAAAGTTCGATGAAATTAAAATATTACTACGACGTTATTGGGCGGTAATTTTTAAAACAAATTTTCCATACGGTAGAACAGTAAATGAAATACGTTTGGCGTTACAGTATAAAATGTTACATGATGATTATATAGAATACAAAATTAAAATGAGTCCAAAATTTTTTGCTAGATATTGTGACGCTGTAAATTTTAATCTGAATTCAATATGTAATAGGTTCGAAACAGGTATATATGACGAGAAAATTACGAAAATATCAATCAGACGTGATAAAATTTTACGAAAAAAGAAACTATGCGGCGATATTTTTACAGATGAGGCTCGGTAAAACCATGATAGCTATTAGATTAGCAATAATATGGCATTGTTTTAATGTTTTAGTACTCGCACCAAAATCAGTCCTGTTAGCATGGTGCGATGAATTGACATTAGAACAAATCAGTTATAATTTACTAGAAAAAAGGAACAGAGAAATTCTGAACAAAAAAAACGGATGGTTTTTGACGAATTATGAAAATTCATATATTTTGCATGATGATTTACAGAAGAAAAAATTTGACTGTATTATTTGTGATGAATCTACCTATATTAAAAACTGTAGGGCATTGCGTTCAAAAAATACAATAAAACTCTCCTCCAGTTTTCGAATCGTGCTTTCCGGTAATCCGACACCTAACCATGAATTAGAAATTTATCAACAATTAAAATTTTTAATAGATGAACCATTTGGTTATAATAATTATTACACATTTCGCATGCGTTATTTTCTGCTTTATGGTTTTAAATATTATTTAAAGTATAATATGAAAAACAGATATAATGAATATTTAAAAGAGCATTGTTATTTTCTAAAACGTGCAGATTTGGGATTTGTGTGTGAAGAAATAATTGAAAAGCGTGAATTATATTTTGATACAAAAATGAAACAAGTTTACAAAACAGTAGAAAATGAAATGGTTTTAGAATTTAATAATGAAGAATTAGAGCGATATTTATTTAAAATACAAGCATTTACGAAATTGCGTTTGTTGACATCAGGATTTATTCAATATGAGTTTATCTGGAAGGATAAGCTAAAAGAACTAAAAATTCTATTAGAAAACGATTTAAAAGATGAAAAAGTGATTATAATCTGTGAATTTACAAACTATGAAATAAAGAATTTTAAAAACATTTTTAAAAATGCTCTATACCTTCAATCAAAACATAATTTAAATGAACGTAAATACATACTAAGTGAATTTAAGAACTCGAATAAACAACATTTATTTTCAAATAGTAAATGTATAGGGCACGGATTGACCTTAGATTTTTGCGATACTATGATTTTTTATTCACTTCCTCTCGGTGGAGATTATTATCAAACTAAAGAGAGGACGATTAATATTTACAAAAAGAACATATTACTTATTTATCTTTTAGTAAAGGATAGCGTTGATGAGGATATATTTAACGGTTTACAAAAGAAGCAATCAATGAATGATATTCAACATACAATTGTAAAAAGGATTTTGTATAATGGTAATGAATAGAACATGGGCAATGCCTAATAAAAATACATTTACTATAAAACCTATTAAAGAATTTATTGACAGATATTATAGACAAAATTCTATTGTCGTTGATCCATTTGCAGGCCAAAATCAATATGATTTAATTTTCTCTAATGATTTAAATACAAAGATGAATACTGCATATCACATTGATTCAGTTAATTTTCTTAAATTGATGCAAAAAAAGCATATAATTGCGGATTTAATTTTTTTTGATCCACCCTATTCAACAAGGCAGATTAAAGAGTGCTATGAAGGAATAGGTTTACATATGCGTATAAATGATACCTTGCGCTCATCTTGGAAAAGTGAAAAGGATATTATTGTCGATTTGTTAAAAACTGGAGGAATAATTTTGTCGTTCGGTTGGAACAGTGCGGGTATTGGGAAAAATAGAAATTTTGAAATTATTGAAATATTACTTGTTTGTCATGGCGGTGGTCATTATGATACAATTTGTGTCGCGGAAAAAAATTATGATAATAGAAAATAATATAAAGATTTGGGATATACATCACGATTCTACAGGTACTAGAACGTTAAAAATAATTACAAAGAAAGAAAGAAAACCGCATAAATACTTTGTAAATTTTATTGATAAAATGAAAAATGGAGATTCAGTACTATGTACTAATTCTGAATATATTAGAATTTGGGAGAGTGCTATAAAAAAAGGAATAAAAATCACCAGTAGATCTGAAAGTGGTAATAGACGAGTATGGGTGATCTGACCTATTTAGAAAAATGTGTAAACGAACATTGGAATGATAACCTTATTAATGCAATAAAATTTTATAGAACAGGTGATTTTAAATATTTAGGGAAAATTAGTATTAGTCCTCGTGCTTGTACATATTGTCAAGCTTTTTATAATAGTGGTTGCTCTGAATGTCCTGTCAAATTATTAACAGATACACCAGAGTGTAAAGATACTCCGTATTTAAACGTTTGTAGAATTAAAGATAAAATTTATGAAATGGCAAATAAAGAATGTTATGTTAAAAACACTTTGTATCCTTTTGTTCCAAAGGAAATAAGATATGATTTACTTATTGCAATTATCGAGGAATGTAAATTTTTAAAAAGGACATATGAAATATCTAAATAATATAATTACAATTGATCCAGGACTAGAACAGACATCATATGCGTGCTGGAATGGCGAACTTCTTCCAGTTTTTGGTTCTTTACCAAGTTATAGAAAAATTAAAAGTGTATGTGAACGGATTTTATTTTTAAAAGAGAATCTAAAAGAGCTATTGATGAAATTTGACAAAACGAAATATGTTGTTTGCGAGGATCAATTTATTTCCTTTTCAAGTGGAAAATATTATACTTCTGCCGTACGTGGTGATATTTTAAAATTATCACGTTTATGTGAGAATTATAGAATGTTATGTTATGATATGGGGATCAAATTTGAATCAATAGCGCCGAGAGCATGGAAGGGGGACTTGACAAAAGAGCAGGTGCAAAGTAGAATTCACAGAGTTATTGCTGTAAAATGTAAAACGCATAATGAGTATGATGCAGTCGGAATTGGACTTAGTTTGATGGGAGTTTTATGAGAATAATGATTAATGATGATAAGTGGATTAAAGTTAAAATTAAAGAATTGACACAAGGACAATTTTTTAAATACGGTGGTTCTGTTCATTTATGCCTTAAGAACAATGATAACCGTGTTGATTCTGTAATTATTAATGGTAAAGAATGGAAAATTAATAATTTTACTCTTGATTTATTATTCAAGGAAGTTGACATTCTGGAAATAGATGAAAAATCATTAATTGTTTTTAAACATAAACTACAGGTTTAAAACATGAAACCTGTATTTTTTACAATTGAGGAAATACAAAATGCAATGTTCTAATTGTAAATTGAGTGAATACAGAACTAATATTGTTACAACTAGATGTATAAATTTTATAGATAAAATTGATATTTGTTTTGTCGGTGAAGCACCTGGTATGAGTGAGGATGTAATTGGTTCACCTTTTGTTGGTGTTGCTGGTAAATTTTTTGAAACCAATTTGATAAATAAAATTTATGATGTGAAAAAATATAGTATGGCATTTACAAATATAATTATGTGCAGACCGACCGATAAAATTGGTGGTGAAAATAGAGAACCAACGAAAACGGAAATCAAATCATGCAAAGATAATTTTTTGAACGTTCTAAATGAACTAAAACCTGAAATTGTTGTATTTCTAGGAATTATATCAAAAAATGCATATTTAAATTTACTAAAAAGAAAATATATTTGTTATTATATAATACATCCAAGCGCATTATTACAAACTGGTGGCGTAAATTCACCATATTATTTACGCGCGTTGAGACAAACAAAGGAAATATTTTATGCTATTAACAGTTCCAGATGATTATGCATTAGAAACGGTCGGACTAACTCAAAGTTTAATAAAATCATATAAAAATTGTAAAATATTATTTTTGTTTAGTATTAATAGACTTGAACCTATATATAAAACAGATAGATTTACAATTAATAATGCAATTCATTCCTCACTTGAGAGTTTTTACGAATCAAATGGAGAAAATTATTTATGTTATGAAAAACTTAAAACTGAATTTGAAAAGGCGAAAGTTAATGCTATAATGAATAAATATAAAGAAATTTATAAAAATGACATTCTATTCAAAAACAAAAATGCAGAAATTATTTATAAAAAATTATTTAATGGAGTGCTTTACTCAGGAAAAATTGATTTAGAATTTTTTGATAAGAATAAAATATACCTTATGGACCATAAATTTTTACGCAATATTGAAACTGGAAAAATGGAATTTGAGCTAGCATATGATTTTCAATCTCAATTTTACGACTTTTTACGCGAAAATATCTATTACAGTTTTATTTATAACGTTATTAGAAATCCTGCTAACAAAGAAACAGGTGAACCAAATAAATATTTCAAAAAATTGACAAAATTAATAAATGAAAAACATGATTATTATTTTTACAGGTTCACAATTCATTATTCAAATGAAAAAAGGAAAATGTTTGTAAAAGAGTTAGAAAATTTGACAAATGAAATAAAATTATTTCTAAAAGGGATCATAAAACCATACAAAAATGAAAACCATTGCACAAATAAATACGGAGAATGTTTATTTCATCAGGTATGTCTTAGTGATAATTTATCAATGTGTACAAAACGTAAAAAATTTTTTCCTGAACTTAATAAGAAGGAGGAGGTTCTATGAAAATAAAAAAAACTGTTAGAGGTTTTTCTTTTTATGCGTTTAATGACACAAACAATAAAAAGTGCAGTATACAGAAATCTTCCATTGCCGATGAAGATTTGATTTGGCTTGGCGTTAATGACGCCGATCCTAAAATTATGACATCACAGACCCCGCAAGGTGGCACCGGTTGGATTCCTTTTTCAATACCCAAAGAGGTTTCGCTCACAACAAGGATGCATTTGAATCAAAAACAGGTAAGTGAATTATTACCTATTTTACAAAAATTTGTAGATACTGGAGAGGTTATTTAATATGAAATTTTGATGATGATTCAGTTAAAATATGTTCAAATTATTATGATAATTGTTCCTATAGTAGCATTACGGCAAAATTAGATTTTTCAATTGATTGGAGTAGATAAAATGTTACAAAAAAAATTTCCTTCCAGTTTCGTAAACCAGAAAAAAATTTCTTTGGAAATCAGTGATGCAACGGAAGAACTGGAAAAATGTTCAATGTTGATATATGGTAGTGCGAAACTTGGCAAAACAACATTTTTAATGCAGTTTCCAAATAATTATTTTATGATGTGTGAACGCAATAATACGTACAAATGTTATAGAAACTACATAAATAATTGGGAAGATTTTTCGGGATATACAGAAGATTTTATCAGAGGGAATCATAAATATAATTATTGTACAATCGACAATCCCTCTGTTCTAGATCCATACTGCATCGATTATTTTAAAAAAAAATACGATTGTGAACATCCTGGTTTAATGTATGATCATGGAGGTTCATGGTCACGTTTTAAATTTGAGTTACATTTACCGATTCGTAAATTAATAAATTCAAATTTCGGATTTTTCGCTTGTGCAAAAGAGGACATCGTAACAGTCAAGGGGTTCTCTGGTATTACCTACGATAAAATAGCGCCGAAAATGACGGGTTCATTAGCACAAGTTTTAGTGGACGAAATTCATAATATTTTTTATTACCGAAAAATTGGAAATCGACGGTATTTACAAATTCAACCAGATGAAACTATTGTTGCCGGAAACAGGTTCGAGAAACACTTTTTAACAGAGAAAGGAGAAAAAATTTATTTGATTGATTTAGGAAGTTCACCAGAACAAGCCTATAAAAGTTTTATAAGGGCATACAATAATCAACAATTGACAACTGGAATGGAAGTTGTAAGTCCATTGAAAGAAAAACAATTAACAAAAAGGAATTTAGTATGAAAGACGGTTTATCAAAAAATGTTAGTGATTTTAAAGCGCTCTACGAAGAGAGCAGAAAAAATTACCAAGATATGTTTGAACTTTTTCCGGAGGCGACTTTTTTAGCTAGACCTGTGAGTCTTAACATAAAAGAGAACCAAAAGGGGAACGTTCAACTTATAAGAAAACACGTTTGTATAGTATCTAAGGCGATTGGAAACGATGAACTTAAAGGCAGGATATGTACCGATAGACTTAATAATTTGCAAAATGATTTGTCTTTTTTACTTGCGTATATTGCCTCATGTGGTAAAGAGCTACCGTCGGATATAGGTGATATACAAAATTTACAGGATTTGATCGATAAACTACAGCTAATGCTCAATCAGATCGTACAGGAAAAACCATTGTTGCAGGTAATGACTGTTCATAATGGTGATTTTTGTAACCTTAGAGTACTATCTAGAGTTGCCGAGGATGTTTTTGTTAATAGTGAAAGCGCAACAAGTACAACAAGTACAGAGAAACCAAAGCCAACTCCTAAAAGTAAAGTGGCAAAAAACGATTTATCCGACTTGATAAAAATACTTAAAGAATACGGTCTCGATGGTAATTTAACAGATGTTACTGATATAGAACAGGTCAAAAATGATCTCGAAGGGGTTGATTTTTCAGACGCTGCTGATGATGATAAGGAAATATTTATTAAATATGGACTTTTAGAAGAATCTATTGATACAAAAAAGAAACCGAAGGAAGAAAAGAAAACGAAAAAGGAGGAAAAGAAAACAAAGGGGAACAAGGATATTGACATTTTAAAAGAACTTTTGGAAAGAAATAAACTCCCGATTCCAAAAAAAAATGCAGATGATTTAGATACTATTATAAATGCCATTGATAAATATCAATGGGAGTCTATCGAAGTTGAACCAGAGGAAAAGAAAGCGATGGATCGTTGCGGGATTATTTTTACCGATGAAGAAGAAAATAATTAAATCATTTGATATTGAAACTACAGCACTCTCGCCGTTCAACGGCGGGAGTATTTTTTCTTTTTCTTTAGGTGATTATTACGGCAATGTTAAAGTTTACAGAATGGATTATGGGAATAAATTTGATACAATACATAGACAAATACTCATTAATGAGATAAACAATCCACATAATATTATCGTGGCACATAATATGAAATTTGAGATTTTATATTGTAAATATTTTGATTACTTACATGGATTTAATGCTGAATGGCACGATACAATGATTTTAGCAAAAGTGCTGTATAACCTTGAACCTAATTACGATCTAGGTTCGTTATGCTATAAATACTGTGGTTTTTCTGAGAAAGTTGACGAGATTGTCGGTAAATATAATAATTATAAGGAAATCCCGAAAAAATTATTTAATCAATACCAAATTAATGATGGATTGAGACCGATAATAATTTTTAGAGCCCTGTATCCGTATTTACAAAAAGACAAACGGCTACAAAAAGTTTATTATAATGAACTTGAATTTGCAAAAAATTGTGTGGATTTGGAATTGTATGGTTTTAAAATTGACAAAACTAATTGTAATTCATTAATAAAAGAGCTACAGAACGATCTCTACAAAATAGAGGATCAAGTAGCAAAAATTAATGGACGATATATAAATATTTTATCACCTATCGATATAAAAGAATTTTTATTTAAAACATTAAATCTAAAACCAGAAAAATTAACAAAGAAGAAAAACATATCGACAAATAAAGACGTTTTACTGCAATTACGGGAGAGTAATCCTGCGATGCACAATAGCATTGATTTAGTAATAAAATACAGAGCGTATAGTAATGGAATAAAAGCAATACAGAATTATATAAAATTCTCCGATAGTAATTTGATAATTCATCCGACAATTAATCCAATAAAAGCGGTTACGAAACGTCCGTCGTGTAGTAAGCCGAATCTATTAAATATATCGAAAGAAGGTGTTTTAAAAAATCTTTTTCCAGTTCCCGCGCGTAAATGTTTTGTGGCAAGGAAAAACAGGAAAATATGGTTTGTTGACTATAGTGGAATACAATTACGATTAATAATAGATGTAGCTCATGAAACTGTATTAATTGACAGAATGATGCACGGTGAAGATTTGCACGAAATCGCAACGGAATTGTATTATGCTGGTGTAAAATTTTGTTATGAAAATGAATATGAAAAATATAAAAATTATTTTAAATCTGTAAAATATTATGATATAAAAAAATTATCTCTTCCGAATGATGTATGGTCAACGTACAGGGGAGCGGGTAAAAACACACATTTTGCGATGCCATTCGGTGGACAAGATATCAAATTATGCGAAACATTAAAATTGCCATTTGGAATCGGTATTAAAGGTATCGAACGATATAAAAAAGCATTTCCAAAAGTCGCATTTTTTAGTAAAATATTTTCCGATAAAGCAAGAGAAAAAGGATATCTGGAAACACCATTCGGCTCAAAAGTTTATATTCCATACAGTGATTTTCATGTTGCCGGTAATTATTTGATACAAATGACTGAGGCTGAGGTGATGAAAATTGGTTTTAACCGTTTAGCAAACTATTTTAGGATTGTACATGGATGTTCAATAAAACTACTACTACCGATTTATGATGAATTCGTATTTGAAACACCATTATTTAAAAGAGAATATGAATTGCGGATCTATAATGATGTAAAAAAATTGACAACTAGAATAAAGGAAATAAAAATTCCATTAGATGTTGACCTGAAAATGACCTCCACAAACTGGAGAGAAGTGAAAAAAATTAATTTTGAAGGAAATTAAATGAATAAATTAAAATTAAATGATACAATTGAATTTGGTCAATTTAAAGGTAAAACGGTAAAAAAAATTATTGATATGAACCCGTTTTATATGGATTTTATAGTTTATGATCAAAAAATAGTAAAAATTGATCACAATGCAATGATTTATTTAATACAAACCAGGACAAAAAGGCTCAATAAGTATGTTAAAAGTAAAACAATTGCGTAAACGGCATACCAAAACCGATATCATTCGTCAAATTATTTCAGAGTATGGTTTGTCAACCAGCAAAAAATGTAAAACAAACTTTACAAAAGAACAACTTTTGGAACTCGCATTGTTATTAAAGAGATTAAAAAATGATTGATAAAATTTTGAGTAAAAAAGTGAAAGCGTTCATTCAGCACGGTTTTAAACCATTGAAGGAATCGGGATCAACACAAATCATGGGTAATTGCATTTTTTGCGGTGATACCGATGATTTTTTTATAAATCATGAAACACTAAAATGGGACTGCAAAAAATGTAAAAAATACGGAGAATTGACATATTGGTTATTGTATGTTTTTGAATTTACTCAACAATATCTAATGAAAAATGCAAAAAAATTTATTGAAATGAAGCAGGGTATTAGCCTTATATCACTAAAAAATTACAAAATAGGTTTTAATCCATTAAATAATAGTTTTGTTTTTCCGATTTTTTCATTTGATAATTCACGTGTTCTGGATTTGGAAATTCTGGATGATGAAGGAAACAAGTATTGTACTGATAAATGTAAACGATCTCTATTTGGTGGTGAACGTTTACGTACTAGTAGCACATCAACAATATGGTTATGCGAAGGTGCGACGTCTGCACTTGCTCTGCATTCAATTTTTATAGTTAGTAAAGAGAACATGAATCAACACTGTATTATCAGTACACCAGGTTCGTCCACATTTAGGGGAGACTGGTTACAATTGTTTTTAAACCGCACTGTACGAGTTTTGTTTGACAACGACAAAGCTGGAATTGAAGGAGCACAAAAAATTTTTAACATGCTTTCTCCAGTTGCGAGAACCATCGATTTTATTCATTGGCCGGACGGTTTTAAAAATAGGTATGATGTACGAGATTTTTCTATCGAGAAACGTGCTTTACAGGAGTTAAAAACGTTTTTTAAACCATTACCGAAACATGCAGAAATAAACGAAATCATAGAGGTAAAATACGAAGGTAAAAAAATTGAGTATCAAGATGTGTATGACAAAATTCGGGAATGGCTTTACATTCCAGATTACCTTTTACATATAATAGATATTTTTTATGCTGTAATAATTGCAAATAGATTTGAGAATGATCCTGTATGGTTATTTTTAGTTGGAGCTCCTAGTACATTTAAAACCGAATTGATTCGAAGTTTAGAAAATTCACCTGGTATACATTTTGAGAGCACCATTACTCCGACGAGTTTGATTAGTGGCTATAGAGGTGACGGGCTTGACACAAGTATACTGAATATTATACATGGTAAAGTGCTTGCAAATCGTGATTTTACATCAACGTTAGGAATTGACTTTACAGCACGCGAACAAGTTTTTTCAATTTTAAGGGAAGCATATGATGGAACATATTATAGAAGATTTGGAAACAGAAACGTTAAAAGATACATCTGTAAATTTGGATTTATCGCAGGTGTAACACCAAAAATAAATGATTTTGTTGATTTTCACAATGCGCTTGGCGAACGATTTTTAAAAGCATACATTGAATATAAAGAGGTAGATTACGATAAATGTCTGGAAAAAGCTACATCGACTTTACAAAATAAGACAAGCATGAGAAACGAATTGGCGGAACTATCAAAAAATGTATTGAGTTATGATTATAAAAAAGAAAAGATTAGTATACCAAGTGAAATTGACAAAAAATTATTTGAAATTGCAAAAATTATTTCAAAACTGAGAGGAAGTTTTTCACGGGATAACTATACAAAAGAGATCACGTCAATTCCGAGTTTTGAACTACCAACTAGAATTTTGAGTCAAATGAGGGCATTACTGGAGGCTTTGGCTCGATTTAAATCGGTTGACAAAGTAACTAATGATGAACTAAAAACAATTAGACAGATAGCAAAGAATTGTATTTCCAGAACTCATATTGCAGTACTTGAACTGGCATACAAAAATGAAATAATTAGTGCAAAAGATTTAACTGATGCATTACATTTATCAAGAAATACCTGTGGTAGGCTACTCGACGGTTTCGTTCTTCTTGGATTATGTGAACGTATCCAGAGTAATATTGATTTATTGAGTTTTAAATATAAATTAAGCGACACTTATAAAAAAATTTTCAATTCTGTTGAGTTATTTGAATAAATTATTAACAAATGGAGTTCGACGATGAATGACTCTAAAAAATTACTTTTCATAAAAATTTTTGATGAATTATGTTGTGAGGCACACAATATTGCTAACAGTAAAGGGTGGTGGCACAAAAAATGCAATGGCGGCGAGAAAATTGCTTTAATGCACGCTGAATTATCGGAAGCGCTCGAAGCGATGAGAAACGGTAATATTGAATCAGATAAAATAAAGGGATTTACAGAACTGGAAGAAGAACTTGCGGACGTTTTAATAAGAGTAATGGATTACTGCTCGTTTAAAAAAATGAGGTTATCACAGGCTTTATTAGAAAAAATGGAGTATAATAAAACTAGACCATATAAACACGGTAATAAACGTTTTTGATGTAAATATATAATAATGATAATATATATGAAAATACGATTTAAAAATAATACAGTACGTCTTTATGAGGGGGACAATTTACAGGTACTACCTTTTTTCAAGGAAAATTTTTTTGATTCCTGCATTACGGATCCTCCGTATGGTATAAATTTTATGAATAAAATTTGGGATTATGCCGTTCCAAACACCCAGAACTGGAAAGAAGTTTACAGAGTTTTAAAACCTGGTGCACATCTATTAGCATTTTTTTCAACGCGAACGTATCATCGAGGTGTTGTTAATATTGAGGATTCAGGATTTGAAATACGTGACCAGATAGGTTGGATTTATAGTTCAGGTTTACCAAAAAGTCAAGACATTAGCAAAGCGATTGATAAACGTTTGGGGTGTAAACGAGAGCAGATTAAAACATTATATGATAAATCACGCTTTATGCAAACTTTAGGAAATACGAGACCGTGGTTAGAAAAGGCGAAAAAACTCGGTTATTATGAACACGACAACAATATTCCAGTTTCCGAGCAAGCAAAAAAATGGAATGGATGGGGTTCGTATTTAAAACCAGCATGGGAATGCATCGTTGTTGCTCGTAAACCGTTCAAGGGTTCTTTGATTGACAATGTGTTAAAACATGGTGTAGGAGGACTTAATGTTGACAAAAGTAGAGTCGCACATGAAAGATTCCCCGCGAATATTATCCATGATGGGAGTGCTGAGGTTATTGCAGAATTTGCACAGTATGGTAAAACAAAAAGTTATGCACAATTACATTTAGCAACAGGAAAATCAAAAAATGTGTATGGTGCACGCAGACCAGTAGAGTGTTGTACGCCTGGTGGTTCTGGTTACGTATCTCGATTTTTTTACTGCGCAAAAGCGGCGCCGAGTGAACGTGGAAATTTTAATAATCATCCTACTGTAAAACCTTTAGGACTGATTACCTATTTAATTAGATTAGTAACTCCACAGGGAGGAAAAATTTTAGATCCATATTGTGGTAGCGGTACTACATTGCTGGCGGCACTAAAAACTGGTTATGAATGCTATGGCATTGATATAAATAATGAATATTGCAATATTGCAATAGAAAGGTTACGAAATGAACTGGTACAATGCAAATGAAAAATTACCAACATTTGCGGATGTTTTAAACATTAAATTTCTGGAATATGATCAAGGGGTTATACAGTAATGGTGCGAACAATCTCATCCGTAATGAATTGTGAACAATGCGGAAAATTTGTATCATTGAAAACCGCGGGTGAAATAATAACTGAACGTTCCGACTTTGATGGTATTCAATGCGTTATTATTATGAAATGTGTTAAATGTGCTGAATTACAGAAAGGTTATTATGTCAAAAGAGATTATTATTTTGTTTACAGTAAATCTCATTTTTAACTTGTTTTTTCTAAATGTTAATAAGGCGTGTGTGTCAACAGCTGTTTTAATACTATCATACTTTTTTATGAAGGTAATTCTGTGAAATACTTAATACTCTTGAATATTCTTAATTTATTGTCAAGTTCGGTGATATTGAATATTCTTATCATGTTAATTATTGATAGATAAAAAAACTTGCTTTAATGGTAATAATCATCGTGATTTTTATTCACTAATGGTAACTTATTTACTTTTGTTATACTACCGAAACGTAAACTTTAACTATTTTATGTATATTATATGATTAAAACGCCTGAAAAATGCCTGAAACTTGGAGGTATATATGCCTGTTTCTCTTTATGTGTATATAAATTTACAAATGGTAATTATATATATTATATATATAATAAAAAAATAAACGATATA